AAAGGTAGGCGTTCAGCATGGTGGCGTTGTTGCCGGTGTTCCTGTTGCCCACCTTGAGGGACAGGAGGGGTTCTCCGCGATCTTTGCCGGGGTCCATGTAGGGGCGGAGGGCGGCGAACTCGTTGATAAGCTTTTCGCCCAGGGCGGCCTCGAAGTTATAGCCATCGATCATGTTCTGCAGCCAGTCGGCGGAGGCAAGGTCGGTGGCCTGTTCGCTGCTTGGGGTGCTCTTTTCGTGGGCGCGGCGGAGGGAGGAAAGAATGTCGCTGGGGATTTCTTTTTTCGGTATGTTCACATAGACCAGCGCGATCTCTACGTCGGTGGGGCGCTGGGCATGGCGGAAGGCGTTTTCAATGAACTCAATGCGGGCGTTGTGTTCGTGCAGCTGCTGCAAAAGAATTTTGCGGCGGTTGGTGTAGGGGTTGCGTATGGTCTCAGCGTTCAGCAGGCAGACGATCTGGCCGCCGCGCTCCATGAGGGAGAGGGCGTGCAAAAGGTGTTCGTCGCCGCTGTCGAAAGGCGGATTCATGATGCAGAGGTCGTACTTCTTAAAGCTGCGGAAGGTGAGAAAATCATCGTGGACCACGTGCAGCCCCTTGCCGCGCAGGAGGGCGGCAAGGTCGCTGTCGCGCTCGATGCAGTCTATGTAGGTGTCGTTCTCGTTGAAGGAGATACGGCGGCCGTTCCTGTAGTTGCGGGCGAAAGCGGAAACGGCATCGGCAAGGTCGCCCTTGCCGGCGGAGGGTTCGAGGATAGAAAAAACACCTTTCCAGTCCACGCAGGAGAGCATTTTCCCCGCCAGTTTGGAGGGCGTGGGATAAAAGCCGCTGTTGTCGAAGGACGGCAGGCGCCGGAGATCGGCGGCGCGGCTGTTCGCTGCGGCGGTGGGCACGGCGGCGCTGTGTTCGCTGTACCAGTCGCGGATCTTCTTTTTCGCTCCGGCGATGGTGGAGGCGCGGCCCAGGTAGTCGCCGCGGTCGTCGCCTCCGATGGTGGCGCTGACAATATATTCCGTGTTGCCGTAGTAAGAACTGGCCTTGATGGTGGCAATCTCGGCGCCGTGGGCGGAAACGGCGATGTGTTCATCTCCATAACGGTTTTTCTTGGTGGCGTAGGTAAACATGGGCGGTGGCCTCCTTGTAGATTTTTGGTTTGGTGTTCAGGCGGTGAGGGCGTCGCGCTGGGCGATGAGCGCGGCCAGCTCGGCGGTGTGGATGGTGCGGCGGTGCTGTTCAATACAGTTGTTCGCTGCCTGACAGACGCGCCGTCGCTGCTCGGCGTTGAGGTACGGCGCGGCGGTGCGGAGGGCGGCAGCGGGGGAGAGGAGCTGCTGGCGCTCCTGCTCCGTGGCCGCGGTGCGGGTCTTGATTCGTGTGGGCATGGGGGCTCCTTTCTTCGTCAGGTGCGCCGCCGGGGTGCGGTGCGGTAGGCGGCGCCGTTCTTGGTCTCGCCCTTGTCGATCCTGCCGGTGTTCACAAGAGCGGTGAACATTTCGCGGATCACCTGCTCGGTGATGTCGCCGGTGCAATGGCCGTTCTGGCCGTCCAGACGCTGGACGTGGAATTTGCTGATGACCACGGGCAGGGCGTTGTAGTCGAATTTATAGAGGTTGCGCCGGGGCGTTTTGAACGCTTCCAGCAGGGCGGCGTTGATGTCGCCGCGCTTGCTGTTCAGATAGTCCCGGTACTGCTGCGCCGTCCAGTTGTAGGCGGTCTCGTAGATGTCGGTGGCGTAGTGCTGGAAGGTGCAGCCGTGTTCCAGCGCGGCGGAAACGGCGGGGATCAATTCCTCGGTGACGTAGCCGCTGACCGCCTGCGGGTGGATATAAAGGGAGCTGTTCCCGTTGGCGACGGTGGCACCGCTGCCGCTTCGGTACGGCTCTTTGATGGTCCAGCCCTCGGCGGCGAACAGGCCCAGAATGTCGCTGTAGAAATTCTCGGTCTTGTCCTGGTCCATTCCCTTGCCCCATACATAACCGGAGTTCAGGCGGAAATAGACGTGCTTATAGGGGGTATCGTCGCGCTGTTCGCTGTTTTCCTGGCGGCGCTGTTCGGCGTAGGCTTCCAGCTCGTCCCGGCTGTGGCGGATGGCGGAAATGGCGTTGGTAGCGGTGTCGCCGGTGGGGTCGCCGGTGATAACGTCTTTCAAAACGGCGGCATTGGCGGCGATGGCGTCGCAGTGGGTGCGGGCGGCGGCCGCCTCCGGGATGGGATACTTGATGGTGGACATGGTGATTTCTCCTTTCGTTGTTCAGATAATGGCGGAAACGTCAACGCCTATGAGTCGGCCTAATGCCTGGGCGGCGTCCGTATAGGTGGAAAATTCTGCGTCGGTGTCGTACTCGGTGGCGGACGTCTCGAAAACCGTCTCGGCCAAAATCGCGTTGAAGTCGGGGCTGTTGATGATCTCCGCGTCCCAGTCGTACAGCTCGCACAGCAAGTCGCGCTCGCGCCCGTCCAAGTCGTTGTCGAGATAGACAAAACCGTGGGCGACGCGGAACAGACCGGCGCCGTATTGGTTTACCTGTGCCAGCTCAAAGACGTTGTGGCCGTGTTCCGGCGCCTGGCGGCGGTATTGGGCACAGTCGGGATCGGTGCATATCCAGTTTTTGCTTTCGGTGTTCATGCGGTTTCCTCCTTCCTGTTCAGATGGTAGCGTTTTCGCGGATCACTGGAAAATATAGGCGATACCTTCGGAGAATTTTCTGCTGGACTGCCCCCACTTGAATTGATACAAAGAACTGTCTCCGTTCAAATTCCAATTAAGGGTTTCTTTCATGTCCGCTGTGTTAAGAAATTGCAATATTCCACGCTCTTTTATCTGTTCGGCTCCCCAATAATTATTTGTCCTGTTATCAAAAACAGAAATTGTATTGATAAGCCCGGAGCAGCGGTCACTTTCTACAGTTATAACGAGTTTTGCCTTGTGCAAAATTTTTCTCCTCATGGTGTTCCTCCTTTCCGGGGCGGCGCTGGGCCGCCCCTGTTCGGTTTAGTCGGGCTGTTCAGTCACGGGGTGTTCCCATGTGCTGTCGTGGTGAAAGACGAAATACAGGTGTTCGCCGTAGTTCTCGATGGTGTCCGGGGTGCGGGTCAGGCCGTGGCGGGCGGCGGTGTCGATCACGCCCTGGCGCAGGTCGCGAAGGTCGCGGAAATAGTTTCTGTACGCGACGTCGAATTTCACCAGCAGGATCACCTGCTCCATGTGGTCATAAAATCCATCGAGATCAAATTCCACCTTGACGGCGCCGGGGAGGGTGAGCAGGTCGCGCTGCAGCGCGGCGCACTGTTCAGAGATGCCGAAGCGGGCGGCGGTGGCGGCGGTGCGGTCGTTCATTTTGTTTCCTTTCTGCCCTGAAGGGCTGTTCGTGGTGTTCAGGCGGATTTTTACAAGGGGCGATATGTGTCGATAGCTACTTGACAAGCAATCTTTGTGCGGTATCTGCCAAAACAACATAAGGTGCTATATTTGCGACGTTTTGCATCCAATACCACCCACCAGATGCGCCCGTCTACGGCTGTTCGTTTTACCGGTATGAAACTGCAAGACTCCATAATTTTTACCTCCATTTTTCGCGTTGTTCGTGTTTGTGGGTGGGGCGGCAGATGCCGCCCCGGTGGGGATTAGTCGGGCTGTTCCGGAGACTCGCCGCGCTTCCAGCGACGGAACACCGCCAGGGCGTTTGCCTCGTCGCGGCGGTGCAGCTCCTGAAGGAAGAAGCGGGCCACGTCGATTTTCTCTTTATCGGTGGGGCTGATGGCGAAAACGGCGCGTTCAAGCTGTTCATCCGTCAGCATTTGCACCGATTCCAGAATGTCGGCGAAGTCCTGGCGGGCCTGTTCCTGCTCCTGCTGTGCCTGTTCAGCCTTGCGGCGCTTGTATTCTTCCAGCCAGGGCGCGGGCATGACGGAGACCACGCGCCCGCCCTCGGTGTACTGTTCCAGCAGGTCGGCCACAGCGATGATGGCCGCGCCGGTCTCCTTGTCCTCGTCGGTGGGCTTGCCGTTGCCAAAATTGCCCTTGTCGCGCAGGAACGCGCCAAAGCTGCGAATGTGGGCGATGAGTCCGCCCTCGTTGTCGCCCAGGTCATAGCGGCCTTCATAGGTGCTCGGCTCGCCGTCGGCGTCGGTGTAGGTGATGGAAAAGCTGGTTTTGTCATAGCCGCGTTCCTGGTCGGCGGAAATTTTTTCGTCCAGCGTCTTGAAAATGATCTCGGCGGCGGCGACGGAGAATTTCATACCATCATCAAAAGCACCGTTTTCGCTCCATTCTACGGTGACGACCGGGGCGCCGTCCTTGATGGGGTGTGCGGCGGCGGTCTGTTCGATGAAAGCGCGGTTTTCGTTGCGGGTGCGGATGGCCTTTTCCCGGCGTTCCAGCTGCTCGGCGTGTTCACGCGCCAGCCGCGCCGACTCGGCGGCGGTGTTCATCTCGTGGACGGCTTCCACGTCGGCGGCGGTGGGGTGGCCTTTTGGCAGGGTGGCCAGCTCGGCGGCGTTGCGGTCAAGCTGTGCCTGCCGCCGGTCGATCTCGGCGCGGATGTCCTCCGGCTTGCGCCAGTGGTAGCGGCCCGGCTGCTGGGCGTCCTGCTCGTCCTGTTCCAGTTTGGCGATATACTCAGGCTCGCCGCGCATGGCAGATTTGAGCGCGGCGGCGCGGGCGTACTTATAGAGGGGGTGCGCCGGGGTCAGGGTGGCGCTGTCGCTGTCGAAATAGTCGGTGTAAAGGTCGGTTTCGTTCTTAACCTTGAACATATCGCGGGGAAGGTCGGCATAATCGCGGGCGCCAATTGTAACGCTGTCGCTGCGGCTGTCGGTGAAGTAGAAACAGCGGATCAGCTTTCCGCCGTTTACCTTGATTCCGTTCCAGAAAAAGCGGATGGATTCGGTTTTGTTGGTGTTCATTTTGTGTTCCTCCTGTTGTGTAGTCTGTTCCCCGTGTCAAGGGAACGAATTTACTTTTCTCGATGGGGTGGAGCTGGTGCGCCCAACTCCCCAGAGGCGGCGCGGCTGTTCAGCGTTTGCGGGGCTGGTCGATCCGGTCCAGCAGGCGAACAAAAAGCGCCGCCAGGGTGGCGGCGCCGGTGGCGGTGACGATGTAGGAAAAGACGGTCATAGGGCGGCGGCCTCCTTTCTGTAGATTTTCCAGTTTTCGCAAGTGGTCATTGTGCGGCTGCCCGGTAAAACGGTATCGCAATATAGGCCGGTTTCGACCGTGCGAAACTCGCAGCGATCCAGATATAAGAGGCTGTTTTCGTTGGCCTGTTCTTCTGTGAGTGCGTAGGGACGCAGACAGCAGACAACGGCGCCGGAGTGGGCGAAATACTCGCCGGGGGCGGCGTTCTTGGCGGTCAGCTCCGGCAACACGTCGGCGCAGGTCGCGCCGCGCAGGAAATGCGCCTCGATGTATGCGGGGCGCTGGGCCTCCGGGATGGCGGGCAGGTTGTGCAAGTGGTGGCGGGCAAGCTGGGCGGCCTGCTCCTTTGTGGCCTCGTGCCAGGGGGTGAAACGTCCCCGGATTTCGATTTTCTCTTGCATGGTGTTTTCCTTTCCGCCCGGTTTCGGGCATAAAAAAAGCGCTCCCGGAAAATCTCCGGGGGCGCTGTTCGTGTTTTGCCCCGCATTTTTCCGGGGCTGCTGTTCAGGTGGTGGGGGTGATCTGCTCCGACTGTTCCGCCGGGGCGGGCTGTTCCGCGGTCATCGTCTGGCCGTCCGGCAGGTGGAAGGACACCGAAAAGCCACAGCCCAGGGCGGCGGCGATGGCGGCCAAATCGGACACACTCCAATTATCGCGGCCCAGCTTCTGGGCATATTCGGCCCGCTTGTGTTTAGACGGCGTGCAAGTTCTCTTGCAGAAATTCCCCGCTCAAGAAGAACGTGCCGCAGCAGTTTTGAAACCTGCATTCTGTATCACCTCTTTCCGGGCGGCCTGCTTATAGTCTACCGGCAGGCGGCCAATTTGTGCACAGTGTAAACGATTTTGTTAATTTTGTCAAGTCTCACAATAGCGTCGGTAATTCTTTGGTTAATTTGCCGATTTACAATGATAAGATATGCGCTTATAATGATAATTACAAAGTTACCACAAAACAACACTTTTTGAGGCCGACAGGCCGGAAAGGACCCACAACATGAAAAAGTATTTCAATGTAAGTTTCCAGTACAGCGAAAGCGTTTACTGTGCCAACATCGCACACGCCGAGAGCGCCGAGGCCGTGGAGGCGCACTATTCCGCAAAATATGAGTGGTGCAAGGTCTCCGAGGCCACCGCCGCCGACGTGGAGGAAGCCAAGCGGAAGGGAAAGCCGATTGTTGAAATCGAGACCCCGACCGCCCGCGCCGAGTGGGAGAGCATGAGCGGGGAACAACAGTACAACGCGCTTGTGGCGATGGCCTGGACCGTGCGCCGGAAGGCAGAGGCCCGCAACCAGACCGGCGCCGCGTGGATCGAGACAGAGGACGACGCGCAGACCGTAGCCGCCGACGCCTGGACTCGGATGGGCGCCGCGCTGGATCGTAACGAGGCCCAGGACGCGCCCGCGCCGCTGGCGGTGATCCTGTACCGGGCAGCAGCCCAGGCCGCGCACAGCATAAGCAGGGCCGAGCAGAGACACGCCCGCGCCATATCCGCCACCATTGACGACGACGGCGCCGAGCGCTGGCAGATCGACACCGAGGCCGGGACGGACTGCGACGCGATAGCACCCAGCCCGGAGGCCGCCGCGATCCTGCGGGAGAGCGTGGAGAGCGTCGCCCGGGATCAGGTGGACCGCGTAGCGCTGACCATGACCGCCCGCGGGTACACTACGGCGGAGATAGCCGCCGCGCTGATGGTTGACCGGTCCACCATTTCCCGCCGCCTGTACGCCATGCGGGACCGCTACCACGCGCAGCAGGGAGAGGAGGCGGAAGCATGAGCAGGACGGAGCAGAAGCAGGAGGCGGGGCGCTTTTTGGAGTTCCGCGACCTGGAAGAGCTGGCCGAGTATATCGGCCTATACTACCCGGAGGAAATCCACGTTTTCGCCGCCGTGGAACACTGGTACACCGAGGACGACCAAGGGGATTCGCACCTTGACCGGGACGAGCTGAACGACTTTTTAAGGCGATACGGCGCGGGCATCGTATGCCAGAGCCTGGACGGCGGCATCTTCTGCGAGATCATAGATGACTAACCACGGACGCGCCCAGCAGGGCGCAGGAAGGAGACAAGACACCATGACGGCCAACAACACCACCAGCCCGGAGAACCTGTACAACATCGCCCCAGAGGGCAAAGCGCAGCTATACACCGCCGCGGAGATCAGAGCCGCAGCGGCGGACGGCCTGCAAATCTGGCTTGACGTGGGCCGCCGCTGGCCCCGCGTCCCGTGCCGTATGGCCGCCACCGTGCGCGGATGGGTAACGGCAGTAGGGGAACACGGCGCAATATATCAAGCATGGGCCGGAGACTTCCACGGCAGTCCCAGCCCCGCCGAGATCGTCACCGCATGACCCAGAGCAAACAACCGAAGAAGCCCAAACCAGCACCGCCAGGACGGAACCAAAACCGCCCCAGCGGTGCTAATTTTATGCCCGTGTAGATTTTTGACAATGCCACCGGAAATATAGAAAACGAACAGAAACGCCCCGCCACGCTTTCCGGGCGTTGAAGGAATGCCCCGACACCGACCCCCAAAGAAAAACGCCACCAGCAGCCACACAGAGGGCAAAGAGGCAGGAAAGAGCAGCGCCAGCCCCTCACGCGTGCGCGCGCGTTTATTCCGGGCGCGGTTGAATAAAGAAGAATATACCCCCGTATACAACCATACCCAGCGGAGCAGAAACGAGCACCAAAAACCCCAGCGGGACACCCGAAGCAGGAGAACACCGGAGCAAAACGGAGACCACCAGCGGGAGGCACTGACCAGAAGAAAAGAGCAGCGGCGAGGGGAGGGAGGGAGAGTCGCCCGGCGGCCTATGTTCCGGGCGGAACAGCGGACAGACGGCGACCGGCAGCGGCGGCGGGTGCCCCGGTTCCATGCCCTGACCATCCAGCAGGCGGCAGCCACCACCGACAAAACAGCCAAAACCGGCGGAAATCGTCAAATCAGAGGCCGAAAGCGGACGAAATGAAAGAGAACTTGCAAAAATTGCAACATTCCTTTACATATTAGGACAATATGGAAAGGAAAGCACCCCGGCGGCGGGCGTATTTCCTGCAAAATCCGGCGGAAATGGGCGGCACCGGCACCCGCTGACCACCACCGGCACCACCTGAACACCCCCAGGACGGCAACCCGGGGGAGGTTTACAAACCGGAAGGGCAAAGCCTTTTCTCCCCGCTACGCAACTCTCCCCCCCGCTCCCATGTTCCCCACTCCGGCACACCAATCCGCGTTTCTCAAGCAAGTTACCGGCAAGTTAGGGGTAGGGGGGGTGGTTTTGAAACCGGGTCGAAAAAACGAAACGGTCAAAAGGCCGAGGTCGAAAAATAAAAATTTCGGCGGGCGCAAGCGCCATATATGTGAGGGGAAGGTACGGCCTTTGTGCGGCGGTGGTGCGATGGTGGCGGCATGGTGTTGACACGGATGTTATATGGGGGTGAAAAAGTTTTTATGCTTCCCTTGACACGGCTATTAGACTACCGGTTGCCAAAGGGCCGGGAGCAAGTGGCCGGCAAGTTAGATCGAGGGAGTGCTTTGTGTATGGTAGTAGACATTTTGGAGACTGATAAGAAGTACAGCGTGATTTACGCGGATCCTCCGTGGACGTTCAAAACGTACAGTGCAAAGGGCAAGGAGAAGAAGTCTGCGGAAGCGCATTACCGCTGCATGAGAAAAGAGGACATACAGGCGCTGCCGGTGCAGGGCATAGCGGCGGATGACTGTGTACTGTTTCTGTGGGTGACTATGCCTTGTTTGGAGGAAGGCTTGGAGCTGATCCGTAAGTGGGGCTTTACCTACAAGACCTGTGCGTTTACATGGGTAAAGCAGAACAGGAAGTCGGACGGGCTGTTTTGGGGGCTTGGGTTCTGGACCCGGGCCAACGCGGAGCTGTGCCTGCTGGCGACAAGGGGCAAGCCGAAGCGCGTGAGCAAGGGCGTACACAGTGTTGTGCTGAGCCACGTGCGGGAGCACAGCAGGAAGCCGGATGAGGTGAGAGACCGGATCGTGGAACTGATGGGAGATATACCCCGCATCGAACTGTTTGCCAGACAGCAAGTGGACGGCTGGGACTGCTGGGGTGACGAGGTATAAGGAGGGATGAAAATGAGAAAAGAAATTAGCTTTGATGAGTTGAAAGAACTACTGTTGTACCGGAAGATCGTGGCGTGGGACGCGGAGCATATCGAACTGGATACCGGGTTGAAACTGCGGGTTGAGATGACGGACTGGGACTGCTGCGCAAGGGTCGAATCGAAGTTCTCGGAGGTAAAACTGGACGCCGCGATTACTGCGGTATCGGACATAGAATATGAACCGTGGGAAGATTATGACACCTATGGATGCAAGGCGCGAGTGACGATTATGCACAACCGCAATGCTATTTGTATGATCGAGTCCAACGCTGATGGGGGCAATGGGGGATACTACTTCTCCATCGCGTCTTTTATCGTTACTCTGCCCGTGAACGCAGCAGAGGCGGAATGTGAGTTCGTTAGGAGCTACCACGGCAGGGAGGATGTGTAACCGTGACTATGCGGAGGATGGGAGATGTGGCGACGGACGTCCTGCTGGACGAAGTGCTGGGTGGCAGGGTAGATGAAATGCTGCTGGACAGGGACGCGAACCTCGGCGCCCTGCTTCGGCTGCGTCGGCACTTCCCGAAAGCGGCGCTGAAATTGACGGACGATCAGTGGATGTACCTGAGCGAGATGTACGATGGTGGCATGAGCGTGACGGAGATCGCAGCGGTGCACGACGTAAATAAGAGCACGGTCAGCCGGAGCGTGAACCGTGCGAAAAAGACTTTGCAGGACTATTTACAGTTCTGCCTGTGATGAAAGTGGGAACGAGATACATGGGACGGATAAACCGGCCGCTGACGAATGAAGCGGCGAAGAAACTGATGGCGCTGGACGTGCAGGACAAGGAGATACTGACCTACGAAAAGCTGGACGAGTGGTACACCGCATGGGGCGGACAGTGCTACGTCAGTTTCTCCGGCGGCAAGGACAGCACGGTGCTGGCGCATCTGGCGGCGCGGTACCTGGCAAGCTACAGAACGCCGATATGGCCGCTGAACCTGGTGTTTGTGAACACGGGGCTGGAATATCCAGAGATACAGAAGTTCGTCAATGAGTACGCCGACTGGCTGCGGAGGGAGTTTCACCGCGTGACCGTAAACCTTCACCGTCTACGCCCGAAGATGAACATTCGACAGGTGGTAACGAAGTACGGGCACAGCATTATCGGTAAAGACGTAGCGCACCGGATAGAAACCGCGCGGCGATCACCGGAGAGCCGAAGTATGAAGCTATTGCGTGGGGAAGTCTTACGCACCGATGGGGAAAAAAGCATATACAACTGCGAAAAGTGGGAGTATTTGCTTTCGGCTCCATTTCTCATATCAGACAAATGCTGTGGAATTATGAAAAAGTCCCCGGCAAAGAGCTATGAGCACCGAGCGGCTGTCAAACCCATGACGGCAACAATGGCGGAGGAAAGTCTTTTGCGGATGCAAAAATGGCGCGAAACTGGCTGCAACGCCTTTGAAGGAAAGCGCCCCTTATCTAAGCCCATGAGTTTCTGGACGGAGCAGGATGTGCTGCGGTTTATAGTAGACCACCAACTACCCTACGCCAGCGTGTACGGCGACATCGTGGCCAGCGACGGCGAGAACGACTACGGCGCGACGCTGATCGACTGCAAGTTGCACTGCACGGGATGCCAGAGGACGGGGTGTATGTTCTGCGGTTTCGGGGCGCACCTCGAAAAAGGTGTCAACCGATTTCAGCTCATGAAACTGACACACCCGAAGCACTACCAATTCTGCATCGGCGGCGGGTCGTTTGACACGGACGGGCTGTGGAAGCCCACGAAGGACGGCCTCGGTTATGCGCGGGTGCTGGACTACATCGGAGTGAGGTATTGAGATGAGCACTGGATATGCGGAGAAGAGTGCGCTTTTCAATGAAGTTCAAAAGGCACTGAAAGCACTCAATCTGAGGGCGAAGCAGTACGGCGTTGACGAGGTTTATAACTGGTGCAAGTTCGTCCTGGGCGCGAAGCCGGGGAGCTTTACCGAGGGGCAGCAGATCGCGGCGGCGTTCTTCATGCAGACCGTACACAAGTTCCTTGATGGCCTTGCAGATGTGCGCGATATAGGCGGGGCAGAACCCCGGCCGACATTTATGGAGTTCAAGCCGAAGGTGACATACCGCCTTGAGGAACAGATCTGGTGGAAGTTGCTTCAGGCGCGAGCGCTTGGAGGTGAGATGATATGTCATCAATAAACCGTAGGCTTACTGAGAACCTGAGAGAGTATTACACGACCGGCATGGGCGGTATGAGCCGCCTGATTTTTACTGAGGCGTGGCACTTGCACACCAAGCGGTTATACGGCTGGGAACCGGCGGCGTATATTCCTGCGCCGCGAGATGGTGATGTCGCCGTTATATGGAACCGGAGAATGTGCCATTTGCTTGCGCTGCAGAGCCACAACGAAGGAAATCCTTACGGGTATATCTTCTGGAAATGGTATGCGAGAGAATTTGAAAAGAGCTACAAGATGCGCGTGAGCAACAGGCCGAAGCGCATGATGACCTTTGCGCCGGAGATAAAGTTCCGCGGGGAACCGCTGGATATGAGGATGGCAAGGATGATGGAGGACTGGACATGATTTTTGAAGCAGAAGCGCAGCCGATCAGGGCAGGCGCAGAAAACCCGGTCACGCGGGTGCTGGTAGGCATCGGGGTGTATAACCCGTTGGCGAAGCCGGAGAGTGGAATGAAAGGAGAACGGGCATGAGAGTGAAAATGAACTACAACAACTTGGTCGAGGAGATCGACAGGACGGTGAGTGCAAGCAGGAGCCGGGCGGCAAGAGAAAACGCCTTTGGAATAGGCATCGGGCTTACTATGCTGAACGGCTATCTCACAGAAATTGCGAAGCGGGCCGTAGAGCTGAACGACGACAAACTGATTGGCCTATGCGTTGATATGGGGATATTGAAACAGGAGGAAAATAAATGAGCGTATGCGGAAGATGCGGAAAAGACTTTGATGCGGCAGCATCCGCCTCATATATTTACTGCCCGGACTGCTGCAAAGAAATTGAGGCAGCAGAGTTTCCAATCCGTGAGATTCTTGAAAAGTCTGCCAAAAAGCCAAAAGCGGCAGTGATGGGCGGCATCAAGGACAGCGGAGAGCGTACTACCTTCAGCACCGGGGCGCAGCGTGATATGCGCGGCGGGAAAGGTCGCATGGATCTTCTGCCGTGGGCGGCGATTATCGAGGTAAGCAAGCACTGCGAGGCAGGGGCGCTCAAATATGGGGCGCATAACATAGACCGTGGCATCCCCACCAGCAGTTTGATGGACAGCGCCATGCGGCACGCGGCGAAGTATCTGGACGGACAGGAGGACGAGGATCACTTGCTGGCGGCGGCGTGGAATCTCTTGTGGGCAATCGAAATGCGGTGCAGAAAACCAGAGTGCGTGGATACGCCGTGGAAGGAGGAAAAGGCATGAGCAAGGCCGTTATGATAAGCATTCGACCGAAGTGGTGCGAGAAGATTGCCAGAGGCGAAAAGACCATCGAGGTCAGAAAGACCCGCCCCAAAAAGCTGAAAAATCCGTTCAAGTGCTATATCTATTGCACGCAAGGCAGAGACGCACGCAGGCTGCGCGTGTCGTGGGGCAAGGTCATCGGCGAGTTTACCTGCGATGGGTTTTGGATAGGCTCACCGCGGAATACCAACCCGATTTTTTGCATGGCTGCCTGTATGGATGGATTTGACACGGAAAAGTATGCTAAAGACAAGATACTTTACGGCTGGCACATTGCCGACCTGAAGATCTACGACACGCCGAAGGAGCTGAGCGAGTTTTCGCGCCCGTTTGAAAACTGCATAGACAAAGTGTGTGATGAATTTGGGTGTGCATCATGCGAAAATGGCGGTCATATTAAGCACGCGCCGCAGAGCTGGTGCTATGTGGAGGAGCAGAGATGAATAAACGACTGACGAAGCGCGACACCGATGGACAGGCAATGATGGACTGCCAGAAGTGCAAAGCGGATTGGACGGGTAAGCATGGTAAGCCGATGGCTGACTGCACTGCGCTGTACTGCCGCAATCGTTTGTTAGACCGGCTGGCGGAATATGAGGACACGGGGCTGACGCCGGAGGAAATCGACATGGATCACGAAGCCGCAGAGACGCTTCGCCAACTGTGCCGAGGCTGCGATCTTGACCGGTTGGAGAAACTGGACGAGGCCGACAAGAACGGGCGTGTGGTGGTGCTGCCGTGCAAGATAGGCGATGTATTATACCGCGCATCCCCTTCGGGAGTGGTGGTGCATCGCGTGGCGAATATGGTGTACAGGGAGCTTACCAGCCGATGGTATATAGACACAATTCCAAATCTTCCGTATGCTTCGGAAGAATTGGGCAAAACCACATTTCTCACTCGCGAGGAGGCGGAGAAAGCGCTGAAGGAGGTCGGGCAGAAATGATATACACCTTTCATGTGGGAGATTATGTGAGGTTGGAACATGCCGATGGCACATCATCTAAAACGCTTACCGGATATGTGTTTTCTTACCAGAGGCCAGGGCGGCTTCACAGCTTCATTTTCAAGTGGGACGATGGGACGCAGACGGGCTGGAGTGGCAATATAGAGGATCTGCCGCAGAATTTTACTCGCATTGGCAAGTACGACTTTGCGTGGCTAAGAGCGGTCAGGGATTGCGGATATGCAGAAAAGGATGAGCTCGACAAGATGAGCTCCACGAAACTGATGATGGTGCCGGGAAGCCTGCACGAAGGCGACTTTGTGGAAACCGTGGATGGTCGGGTGGGGTACATCAAGAGCATCTGCCGGTGTGAGAAATGCCGGGAGCGTGGGTTCTATGAGCCGATTGTACATTTTACGGACGGTGAGGAGGACTGCATCACCAAGTACGAGGCGGAAAACGGCTTCAAGGGCTATAAGCGCATCGGACGGTGGGAGAACGCAAGCGAAGTACAAAAAGCACAAAAGGTGAAAGAGATTGAGTTCCTGCCCGAAAGCTGGATGGACACTCCCGAAAAGCGCAAGATCAATGAGCTTGTAGACGCCGTAAATGAACTGCGAAAGGAGAAGCAGAAATGACGGAACGAAAGGTGCTGATCGTCCGCGTGAAGGGCGGTATGCAGATAGCGCAGGGCGTAACCAACCATATCATAGAGGGGCTGGTGCGGGGCGTGCTGGTGCTGCCGGAGGAGGTCACGTCCTACGCGGTCGAGGAGTTCCCTGCGCTGGGCGTGGAGAATGAGGACACCATCTATACGGTCGCACCGGAGGGCGTACCGGCGATAAAAATACTCAACAAGGACGATATACTTCCCATTGGCGCGTTTGTGCAGGTACAGGAGGAAAGCGAACAGCGCGATGGCAGCGAAGCCCCGCCAGAACCCGCACCGCAGCCGACCGAACCCGCCACGCCGTTTAAGCCAAAGGGCGCGATGGCGGAGATCAAGCGGGAGGTTTTTATACGGCTGCAAGCCTACCAGCAAAGAACGAAGCTTGGCTGGGCACAGAGAGTGTCCGATGCTACCGGCGGCAAGGTGGCCCCTGACGTGGTGCGGCTTGGCCTGCTGGAGGCGCGGGACATCGGCGTTGACCGCTGGAAACTCATCGGAAAGGCGCTGGACAAACTGGAGGAGGAAACGGAGAAATGAAAATCTACATAGCTGGAAGGATCACGGGAAACCCGAACTATAAGGCACAGTTTAAGGCTACAAAAACCATGCTGCAGGAGGCGGGTCACACCGTCCTGAACCCGGCGGAGCTGCCGGAGGGCATGAAGCCAGCGGACTATATGCGTATTTGCTTCGCCATGCTGGAGATCGCGGACATCGTGTTTATGCAGTACGGATGGCATGAAAGCAAGGGCGCAAACCTTGAATACGATTATGCGAGATACATTGGAAAGGCTGTCATCTCCACTGAAGGATCCTGTTCACAGGGCAGTCTACTAAAAGCCATTGCGCTCGCAGAACGCAGTGTGCGGGATAGCGGCGACATCAATGGATAAGGCCATCTGGACGGTCCGCACCGCCAAGCTGTGCCCCAAGTGCATCAAGGAGATGGAAGCGGAGTACATCGTGTACCTGACGCACGAGCAGCAGAGGAACCGCATGAAGGACATAGCCACGCACGGTTACTGCGACCGCTGCCACGAGGAAAGCTTTATGCTTCGGATGCGCCAGTACACTATGAATGGCAGGACACTGCGGGCGAAGGGGCTGGATAAGAATTGGAAGGAGTTTTTGGGAAAATGAAGGTGTTTATTAGCCAGCCGCCAGAGCGAAAGACCACTGACGGTTTAAGGGAAGAAGAAGCGCGGATAGTGTCCAAATTAAAGGAACGCTATGACGAGGACATCGAGGTGGTCAGCGCATCTGCTATTAGCACCTCCGCGGAAGGGAATCCACTTTATGTTCTCGCAAAGGTAATTGAGGCTCTAAGTACCGCCGACATAGCTATATTTGCCCCCGGATGGAGCAAGCAGATGTCCGTGGAAATAGATACTGCACGGACGTATGGAGTTCCTATCGTAGATTATGATGACCTTTTTTATGACGAACTTCCAAGGTATGTTGTTGACAACTGCGATATTCAGCACGAAGCAAAACCTTTAAGTGATGCCGATATAGAAACTCTCAAACTGCATAATCCCTCGAAGAAGCACCCTGTGATGAACATGGGTACTGGCAACTTGATGGTATACTGCGGCAATTTCATCTACTGGGAAAATCTACGTCCAGGCATCAATTTTGCGAGTATGGCGCTGTGTCGGAGGTGAGCATGGTGAGCACGAACTGTTGCAACACAAAATGCCCCTACATGGTAAAGAACATGAACAGCCAGTGCGTATGCGCCCTCACCGCCTGTCCATTTCAGACTGTGGGGACACCTCCCAGCAGCACCGTCGTGTTGCAGCAGGTCGAAACGGAACGGAGGTAGTAGAAATGGCAGAACAAATCGCATTGAACGTAGACTGCATGGAGTATATGCGGACGCTGCCGGATAAGGCGTTTGACCTTGCCATCGTAGACCCGCCGTATTTCACCGGCCCGGAACGCAGAGGGTATTACGGCTGCAAGGTCAGCCCCATCGGCGTACACCGGGACTATCCCATATCACCGAAGTGGGACGTGCCAGGCATCGACTACTTTTCCGAGTTGGTGCGCGTGGCGAAAAAGTATATCGTATGGGGATGCAATTACTTTGATGTTGTTTTTCCTCCGGGCCGCATCGTTTGGGATAAATGTAACGAAAACAGTTCTTTTTCGGACTGCGAGATCGCGGCGACAAACTGCCACGATAGCGTTCGTATCTTTCGCTATATGTGGAATGGGATGTTTCAAGGGAAAAGCATCACGGACGGCACAACGCAGCAGGGGAATAAGGCACTGAACGAAAAGCGTATCCATCCTACGCAGAAACCTGTGGCGCTGTACGAGTGGCTACTGATGAAGTACGCCAAAGAAGGCTGGCGTATACTGGACACGCACCTCGGCAGTGGAAGCAGCAGGATAGCGGCCTACAACCTCGGCTTTGAATTTGTGGGGTGCGAGATCGAGCCGACATACTTCCAACTGCAAGAGCAGCGGTTTGCGGAGCATACGGCGCAGGTAAGGATGTGGTGAAGATGAAAAGAAAGATAGAAGATCTCGGAACAGGAGGAGCCGGAGGAGTTGGTCCGGCATACATCGCTAATGGTGGTGCCGGCTGCGAGCATGGATCCGGTGTATGTACGCCCGGTTCAGGAGGCTCCGGTGGAAATGGACGATTTATCTGGTGCCGCACAGAGGACGACCGTATGGTGTTTTGGCAGAGAGTTGCGGAGGGCATAATCAAAGCAAACACAAAGATTGAAAGGCATACTCCACAGGCGTGTTGCCTAAAGCATAATCTGAGACTTATTCAAGACCACGGAACGGAGATCTACCACAAGTGTTATGTGTGCGGTAGAGACTGGACGGAGCCTGTGTTTAAGGATGGAATGACCTTCGACGAGTATATCAACTCCCCGGCGTCAAAAACGCTGGGGACAAGAATCGTGACTATGTGAGGAGAAAAGCATAATGGGAACTTTTTTTGGCGTCCTTGTCGGCTTCGTTCTGGGCCTCGTTCTGGCTGGTGCCGCATTTATCGACATCGTTTCAACGGACAATGAGCGAGGCTATCAGCCCAACAAGCCCTTGAACGGTCCTCCCCCCAACAAGGGGAACTGCATACAAAAACTACCTGATGACAAGAGACAGCACAAGGCACCGCTGATGATACAGACCGGAGATTTTCGCGAACCGGAACGAGTTATCGGCCTCGTCTATGGAGAGGACGCAGCTGGGTGGCACGCCCATATCTTCAAGACCTGCTGTGGCGCGGAATATTTCGCTGACACTGGGAAACTCGCTGGCGTTGTTATTCTGCGGAAGGAGGACGAGCAGTGAACCAGTACAACAGAAAACCCAGCGGGAAACTGGAGGTATGTCCCCACTGCGGCAGGGACAGCGGAGAGCGCAAAATCGGTATTCATGTGCCGGAACGGTACTATGTGCGCTGCGCGAGCTGTGGGTTCACCTTGTCTGGGTGGAGCCAGAGCGCCGCTACGGCAAACTGGAACAGACTGAGTAAGAAGGTGAGGACATGAAAAGCAAATGCTGTGTCGGCTGCAAATGGCACGAGGAATGGACGTGGGCGTGCTTCAATGGGGATAGCCCCTATTGCGCCGATTTTGTAAACTGCGGGTGTCCGCTATACGAGGAGAAGAAAACCAATGACAAGAAGGGAACAGATAGTCTATAAAACAATGAGCGAGAACATTTCCCGTGCCGGGGAGTTTGGATTATGCCCCGGACCGTTCGTGGCTATGCGGGCAGAGTACCGGCGCGTTGTGCGTCGGGAGCAGACGCACTTCCTGTTGGAGTTCATGCTGCTGGCACTGTTGATCTTCGCGCTGATCGCCCCGTGGAGAGCCAGCGCGGACACGCCGCACACCGTTTTGCGGGTGGAGTGGGGCGAAGATGTTGACAGCCATGATACAATCGTAGAAGAGGATCCCGATGAGTCGGAACGCATACTGGAAGCCGTCAAGGCCAAAAGCAACGTGCTGGAGGACTGCTTCGTCACCGGCTACTGCGCCGACTGCGTTGAGAAGTACGCACACATGAACCAGGACGAGTTCGGCCGTGTGTTGACCGCCAGCGGCCAGTGGGTATATCCCGGCTCCTGCGTAGCGACCGACCCGGACGTGATACCGACCGGCAGCACAGTCATCATCGGAGACAAGACATACATCGCCCTGGACGTGGGCGTAATAGGCAAACACGTTGACATACTGATGACCCATGAGGAGGCCGCCGTGGCGGGAGCCAGAAGGGAAACGGTGTGGTGGTGTGAGGAATGAGACTCCATATATTATATAATGTATTTTTACATTATTCGACAACGGACGTGACGTGTTGAGCAGGTTTGCAAGTATGTGATTTTACACACGAAAATGCACACGGATTTCAAAAGTGCTGTGGCGCAGCGAGTTTATAAGAAAAAGTGAGCGTTCGAATCCTTCTCCCGCTGCCAAATGAAGGGAAATCCCGCAGTCGTTGAGACTGCGGGATTTCTTGTTGTTTCAAGGGGTTTGCACATTTTTGGCATAAAACTTATCGGTTCGTTTGCTGCTTTTTTGGTGCGCTCTGGAACGGGGTTTTCCTGCGTTTTTACACACGGATTTACACACGAAAAACGGACCTGAGACGGTCACAGATTTTCTTTGTAGAAATTCTCCATCTCCCTGACGCGGGCATTTAAGTCGCGGGCGGCGAGGTGAGTATATATTTCGTGCATGACCTTGTAATCTGACCAGCCGCCGATACGCATACATTCCTCCTCCTTGAAGCCGAGACTGTAGGCCAGGGATGCGAAACTATGGCGCAGACCATGTACCCCCACCTTGGGAAGTCCGTTTGCTTCGCAGACATCGTTGATCTTGCGCCAGAGCCCGTTTGGCGGCTGGTACGACACACGCTTGCCCTTGGGACCATTTTCATCCTTGAGGAGCTGGCGGAGGCGGGGGATCATAAAGGGGACGACACGATTAGACTTTTTGGTTTTGGGTGTTATCTTCTCCACATACTCGTTCTTTTCGTTCTGCGCGATGACGGCATGAACACGGAAGGAGTCGGACTTAAAATCTATGTCGTCCCATTTGAGGGCCAGCAGCTCTCCGCGGCGCAGACTGTGGAGGGCGAAAAGTGCTTCCTTCTCGAAGGACTTGCCCTCGATGGCTTTGCAGAATACGATGATCTGCTCCGGCGTGAGCCACTTATGCTCGGAAACAGGGAGATTTGGAAGCGTTACTTTTGGAGCGGCGATGCCGTTTTCCTCTAAGACGGATTTAATAAACCCCCAGGCATTTTTCAGCGTTTTTGGAGCGCAGAGCGCGGCCTCCTCGTTTATATACGACTGCCAATCCACTGGCTCGCGTATGTTGACCCCTTGGCAAGACTTGAAGCGGTTTTTCTGATAGATGCGGTAGCCGCGGATAGTGTTGGGAGAGAGAAGGGTACGGCGCGTGATATAATTTTCAATGGCTCCAGAAAGCAGAAGCGGCTGGTCTTTTGCTTTTTTCTGCTGCTCCACAAAGCCGGCGCGGATGGCTTTTGCCTTTGCGATGCAGCGATCCTTGGTAGGTTCGGTGACAGACTGCTGCTCGGCACGGAGATATATGCGCCAGCTGCCAGATGGAAGCTGCTTCGGCTCCGGCACCTTGATAACGCCGTCCTTTTTGCGCTCCCGCACCTGCTTCTGGCCGCACCAAGGGCAGAACGTGGCGTTGTCGGGGACTTCGCGCTTACAGGACTTGCATTTCGTTGACATTTTGATATTTTCGTGTTACCCTACTGTTGTAGGCTCCTTTCTTTAAGACTCGTGATGGTGTTGGCGGGAATAGAGCTTATATGGAAAAGCCGTCCGATTGGGCGGCTTTTTCTTTTTTTAACAAAAAATCTCAAGAAACTTGTGATATGTGTGCATTGAAACCAGGAAACTTGTGATATATAATGTAGAACACAGTAGAACCTATGTTCTATTTTTGCTCGATTATATTTTTTTCAGCATCGCGCAGCGCACGGTATCCGACAAGGCTGCACACGACGATAGAAACAGGCGTAAGAAGTATAACAAGCCACGCAAACGCTGTAGGCCCGTCCTGGAGGACAAAGCCAGCATTGGGGTTGCGGAAGTCGAAAAAAAGGTAAACAATTAAGAACAGGGAGAGGATCGCGGCAAAAATTGAGGAAAACACAGACCAGCGTTTGTAATGATCGCGCTGGCGGATAACGGCATCCAAGCGCTGGGTACAAAGGCAGTTGACCTGCTTCAGGCGTACCACGTCGCCGGAGCTGACGGCGTTATCCAGTTCCAGCTCGTGGATGCGTTCCCGCATGGCGGAGGGGGCGGACGCAGGGGGCTGGATCTCAAACGTCTGATCGGCGGAGATGCCGACGGCTTTCATCACGGCTACAGCATCGTACAGCTTTGGATCACGCTCACCGGACTGCATTTTGCAGACGGCGGAATAGCTGATGCCGGACAGTTCGGCCAGTTCCTCGTTGGTGATGCCCTTGTCCATTCTGGATTTACGGACAAGGGCAGGGAAGTCCTGAATATGCTGCGCGATTTCCTGAATTTCTGACATGATTTTCCCCTTTCTATCGGTAACGGATACTATTTCATCCGCTGCGGATACTATTTCACCCATAAAAATCCATATTTTGGTGACAGTTTCCCCAATATGGATCGGCCTAAGAGCGCCAATTACCCAAATTGGGGAGTGATTCCCCAAAATGAGCGTAGACACCTGGGCACGCATAGAGTACGATTGAACCAAGCAAACGCCACAAAACGACATACGAGGGGGCAGAGAAATGAACGAACAGGAAGCAAGGGAACTGTTGGACGGAATGACAAGAGAGGATATGATTAGTCTTTATGAGATGCTCTTAGCTTTGCAGCATAAGAAATAACGTCTGCTACTTCGCTGGGGGAAAGCCCTATAAGGACATTCATAAGTGCGGCATGAAGCTCGTTGGTCGAAAGATCGGCGGGCTTTTTGTTTTCCTCGAGGTCTTTACAGAGCAAATAATCAGGGTTGACCTCCAAAATCTCGGCCATACGCAAGATATTGGCATCTTTAGGCACACGGCCTTTGCTTTTCCACTGGGCAACGGCGGAGGAAGAAATAGGGACCATCGCGTAAAATTCCTCCTTCGTCCACCCCTTGGCTTTTACAAGGCAGTCGATGCGGTAGAGCATTGTCGTAATATCCATAAATTGGCTCCTTTTTTTGTGCAAAATATAGAAACGGGCGCAACCTCTTCCAAACCCCTTGACTTAGCAATACGAAGTGATATACTAAGTATGCGAAGTGAAAAACGAAGCGCGCACGAAGTGGAAACTGTGGTGCGAAGATGGCGTTAAATATGGTTCCAGACAAACTGTATTAAATCACACTCTTAGCAAATTGTCAAGCCACACTAAGCAGAACTTTGTTGCGCGAAGTAAAAGAGGTTAGGAGAGTGAAGAATTGAAAGTAAATGGTTTCAAACTGGCGCGTATTAAGGCGGGCCTTTCTCAAGAAGAGGCTGCGGCAAAACTTGGAGTGAGCCGCGTTACCGTATCCAGCTGGGAATGTGACCTGTATAAGCCTTCGGCAGATACGTTACTGAAGATCTCGGATATGTACGGCTGCACGATAGATGAGCTTCTCAGGGGAGGGCTCACGAAATGAACGAGATGCAGGTCTTTAACTACAAGAGCTCTCAAGTCAGAACCGTAGAAATCAACAGCGAGCCTTGGTTCGTGTTGAAGGACGTGTGTGCGATACTTGGTATTGCGAACCACAAAATGACCGCACAGAGGCTTGATATGGATGAGGTCAGCCAGACTTACCTCACCGATTCTCTTGGGCGAAAGCAGGAAACCTCCATCATCAACGAAAGCGGCCTGTACAACGTGATACTGCGCAGCGACAAGCCGGAGGCGAAGCCCTTTCGCAAGTGGGTCACATCGGAGGTGCTGCCCTCCATCAGAAAACACGGTACATACATGACCCCGGAGGTCATCGAACGGACACTGACTGACCCGGACTACATCATCCAACTGGCTACCACACTCAAGGAGGAACAGCAGAGACGCAGACTGTTGGAGCGTCAGGCCGAAGCAGATAGACCGAAGGTGCTGTTTGCGGATGCTGTGAGCGCGTCCCACACGTCCATCCTTGTGGGTGAGTTGGCAAAGCTGCTGCGGCAGAACGGCGTAAACATCGGGCAGAACCGGCTGTTTGCATGGCTTCGGGACAACGGCTACCTGATCCGCCGCAGCGGGACAGACTACAATATGCCTACGCAGCGGTCGATGGAAATGGGGCTTTTCAGTATCAAGGAAACTGCCATCAGTCGGTCGGACGGCTCCGTTACCGTCAGTAAGACCGTAAAGGTGACGGGCCGTGGGCAGACGTACTTTGTGGACAGGTTTTTAAGCAACAGGGAGGGGAGAAAATGCCGAGAGTGAAGCCCTTGGGTGTGAACCCAACGGAGCAGAAGATCGTGGCGCTGCTGTACGGCGCGATGGAGACAGAGGGCGTGCAGAAGCAGGAGCTGGCCGCAGCATTGGGAATAACCCCCAAGACGCTGCGGCAGCGGAAGAAAGACCCGCTGGACTTCACGGTGCGGGAGCTTCAGAAAGCCTGCCGGGCACTGCACATCCCCATAGACGATCTGCGGTCGGCCATCACGCTATGAGCTGGCGGTGCAGAATATGCGGCGTGAGGTTTGACGCGCCGGTGATCCGGGAGAGGAAAGAGAACCTGGACGGGGAGAACGGCATAGAGTTACGCCGGGATATGTATTGCCCGGTGTGCGGAGAACCGTACATAGAGGAGGACAATGATGAGCAGGACCAGAAGTGAGCGCCGGCGTGAGCAGAAGTGGAAGGTACTGCTGGGCGTGAGCGCCTTTCTGGCGTGGGGCATCATCGGAGAGGTGGAGAACGGCGGCTCGCTGTGGCTGCTGCTTCTCGCGGGAGCCGCCTTGGTTGGCGCATGGACAAGCTGTAAAGCCCTGGGGCTTTATAAATAAACAAAAATTTTAATTTGAAGGAGTACACAATTATGAAAGAAATCAAAGTGAAACTGACGTTTACCGAGCCGGTTCTGGGTACTTGCCCCGGCGATCCTGACATCTACACGACGTTCATCGCCAGCAAGTCCCCGGATGCCAACACCCTTGAGGACGAAGTGGCCGCTATCGGCGTGGACGGCGTGGTGGAGAAGGGCAAGACCATCTTCCCGAAGCTGGACGACGGAACGCCGTTTTTCTACGACTATCAGATCAAGGGGTTCTTTAAGGATACCTGCGGCGGGCTGCGAAAGGTCAAGGGCAGCGTGTCCAGCGGCATCAAGGCGTTCAAAAAAGAAATTGACAAATTGGTTTTTGTGGAACCCCGGAACATTCCCATCCTGTTTGACGGCGAGATGGGCGAGTGCTGCCGCCCGCTGCGGGCGCAGACGATGCAGGGAGAGCGCGTGAGCCTGGCATTTTCAGAGCAGATTCCCGCGGGGGCAACGTGTGAGTTTACCATCGTTCTTCTGTGTGACGACCACGAGAAAGCTGTGCGGGAGTGGCTGGATTACGGGCGGTTCTCCGGCATCGGCCAGTGGCGGAACAGCGGAAAGGGTCGGTTCCGCTGGGAGGAGATCGCGTAACGCAACGGTATAGCTTAGCTTTGCGCGGAGAAGCATTGCAACGGTGTAAATCTGCCGTGCAGAGAAGTGCCCCGCGAAGGAAAGGCACTGAGTAGTAGTGCGTAGCAACGGTGTAGCGAGGATACGCATCGGTAGGCACCGCAACGGAACAGCTGTGTAGGGATATGTACTGCCAAGGGATAACTGAGCCATGACACGCATCGCAATGGATTGGCGTCGCAATGGAAAGCAGAGACACGCAGAGGAAAAGCATCGAATTGATACGCAGCGACAGGCAACGGCATTGGAGTGAACAGTGTTGCATTGCCCTGCGATGGGATAGCACGGAATAGATTTGCGTATAGGCGCACGGGACAGGAGAGGATATGGTGGGAATAACAACAGAGCAGGTGGCGGCGATCAACGCGGCGCTGGAGAAGAACTACCGCGTTGAGCTGATACCGTTGAAGGACGGTGTGAAGATCGTCAAGGTCAGCAGAGCAGAGATCAAAGCCAAATAGTGTACCCCGCCTAAGTCAGTTGGCGGGAAGGGCGGAGCGTCGTCGAGTGGTTCGGAAATTCCGAACAGCTTGGCGGCGCTCTTTTTATTTGCGGAGGAAGTGAGAAAACGTGACGGAACGAACGGTATACGGCAGCCGCGCTGAATGGCTGGAAGGGCGCCGTGGTGGGCTGGGCGCAAGCGACTGCGGCATTGTGCTGGGTGTGTCCAACTTCAAGACGCCGCTGCAACTGTGGCGGGAAAAGATCGGCGCGGTGGAGACAAGAGAAATATCCAGGAACGAGCGCATCGACTTCGGAAACCGGGCGGAAGAACCACTGAGAGCCATGTTTCGGTTGATGCACCCGGAGTATGAATTGAGTTTTGAGCCGTACCTGATCGTGCGGCAGACGGGGAGATACAGTTTCCTGACCTGTACCCCGGATGGAGAACTGGTGGAGCGCGAGACAGGCAGACGTGGCATCTACGAGAGTAAGACGGCAACGTGCCTGAGCCGCGCCGACTGGGACAAGTGGAGAGGAAAAATCCCCGATCTCTACTACGCGCAGATATGTGAACAGATGTTTACCGGCGAATACGACTACGCCGTGGTGTGGGCGCTGCTGGTGAACGCGGAGGGGGACGGAGAGATACGGTTCTACAAATTCGAGAAAACAGAGTGCCAGACGGACATCGACTACATCATTCCGAAACTGGAGCACTTCTGGAAAAACAATGTGCTCAACGGGGTACCCCCGGCGGCAATATTACGACTTTAAGTGAAAAACGAAAGGAGAAATGAAATGGCATTTCGAGTGACCGTGCTGGACATGGAAACGGGAGAAGAGCGCGTATTCGTGCGGAACGCCTGCGGCGTGATATGCGCGGCGGTGATGCCCAAGGAGAGCGAGGAGGACAAGTATGACGGCGTGGCCGCCGCCAACGTAGCCGAAAACGTACCCATCGGCACGGCGGGGCTGCTGGTGCGCCTGACGGAGAACGCTGTAAAGCTCGTTACCGAGAAGGACAGCCGCATCCGCCAGAAGATGGCGGAGGATGATGCGGCATGGGCTGCGGAACAGGCGGAGAAGGAAGCCACCGCAAAGAAGAAGTCCGCCCCCAAGAAGGGCGGCAAGCGCACGGCCAAGAAGGAGGGCAAGTGATGAAACTGAAACTGACGATGACCAACGCCGAGACAGGCGAGGTACTGCATGAGGAAACAGACCTGAACTTTGCCATGATGAGCTTCGGGCGCAAGACGGAGGAGGGGATGGATTTCCAATCTGTGACGCGGGGAGGGGATATGACCGCCGCGGACTTTGCGCATTGTCTGGTCGGCGTTGACAATGCCGTGGAAAAGAACCTCCGCGACAACAAAGCCGTGTGTACGGCCTACACGCTGGTCAAGCTTGGCGTTCTGGGAAAGATCGTAGACGCGAGCGCAGAAGCGCGGCCCGAAGAGGGCGCTGCCGATGCCAAGAAGGAGGGTGAGCAGGGATGATCGTAAAGGCGATGTATCACAAGCCGAAGCTGAACGGCTACGGCGGACAGGCGTACACCTTCCTCACCGACCTGCCGCTGCACCCCGGGGACAAGGTGCTTGTCCCCGGGGGCGAGGGCACGGAGAAGAAGGCCATCATCACAGAGGTGGACCTGCCGGAGAGCGCCATTGACCCGGCGTGGGCGGACAGGGTGAAACACATCACCAAGTACGACGCGGAGGTGACGGCATGAGCGCGGCGGAATTTCGCATCACCACAGACCTGGCTCCGCTGCGGCAGTTTCAGATCGAGGCTAACTTCGAGGAAACAAAGGCGTGGCTGACGGAGAACCTGGAACCTCTGCGGACGATGGCGGTGACGCCGGAGAGCATGAGCCAGTGCAAGCAGTACCGGGCATCCATCCGCAAGGTGAGCGCCCGCATCGACGAGAGCCGCAAGATGGCAAAGGCGGCGGCACTGGAGGCGTACAGCAGCTTTGAGGCCAAGTGCAAGGAGCTGACCGCCCTGTGCGAGGAAGCGGCCAACGCCCTGGACGTGCAGATCAAGGCGATGGAGGAGGCGGCGAAGCAGGAGAAGAAAAATCGCTTTGCTGAATATTTCGCCCAGGTGGTGGGCGACATGGCGGAGTGGCTGACCTTTGACGACTGCTTTAATCCCAAGTGGCTGAACGCCACCTACCCTGAGAGTACGGCACAGATGGACATAAACGCCGCCATAGACCGCTGCCGCGCCGATCTGAACGCCATTCGTGCGCTGCACAGCGAGTTCGAGACCACGCTGCTGGACGAGTACACCCGCACCAGGAACATCAGCGCGGTGCTGGTGAAGAACGAGACACTGGGCCGCATGAAGGCCGCCGAGGAAGAGCGAAAGCGCAAGGAAGCGGAGGCTGCGGTGAAGTACGAGGCGGCGCTGGAAGAATTGAAGCGTGTGGCCGATGAGACGATGCGTCAGGCCGAGCAGAAAGCAAGTGAGACCGGCAGGAGCACGGTGGAGACACTGGGCGAACTGTCCAAGCCGGTCAATGACCTTGTGGACGAGGATGGACATGAGATGCCCGCCGCGCAGGAGCCGGAGTACAAGGTGGACTTCCGCGTATTCGGAACGGCGCGGCAGCTGGACGGGCTGAAAGCCTATATGCAAAAAAACGGCATCCGGTTTATGCGTGTGCCGCAGGAGTAAGGGAGGAGAAGGAACATGAAAACGCAGAATCAGACGGGCTTTACGCAGATGGCGCAGGCCAAGAAGCCCACATTCAGCATGGCGATCACGGCGCCAAACACCCAGCAGATGATCTCGCGGGCGCTGAAGAACGACAAGATGGCGGCGCGGTTCACCAGCACCCTGATCGGCGCGGTGAGCGCCAGCGAGGCGCTGAAAGCCTGCGACCCCGGCACCATCATCGCCGCCGGCCTGCGTGGCGAGGGCATGGGTCTGATCTACGGACACGGCTACTACATCGTGCCCTACAACAGTGTGGCGACCTACCTGATGTCGTACAAGGGCTACATACAGCTGGCCATGTCCACAGGCTACTACGCGGACATCGACTGCGTGGAGGTGCGCGAGGGCGAACTGGAAGGGCGCTCCCGCCGCACGGGCAAGCCGGTCATCAACCTGGCCAAGTACGACACAGACGAGGAGCGCGAGAGCCACAAGGTCATCGGCTACTACGCCTACTTCGAGCTGAAAGACGGAACGTTCCGCTACGAGTATTGGAGCATGGACAAGCTGCTCAAGCACGCGGACCGGTATTCTCCGGCCTTCAAACTGGATAAGTATAACGCACTTATCAAGGGCGAACTGGATGCCAAGGAGCAGACCAAACTGCTGAACGGTACGCCCTGGTACGACGTGAACGGCGGACAGGACAAGATGTGCCGTAAGACCATGATGCGCCAGCTGCTGAACAGCGGCTATGCACCGCTGAGCAATGAGGTACGCAGCTACTTCAACGAGGACAGCGACGATACCGTGGTGGCCACGGGGGACGGCGCGGAGACCGAGCCGGTCATCCCCACTACCGGACACGTGGTGGAGGACGATACCCCCACCGCAGAGCAGGAAACATCCGCCACCAGCCCCACAGCACCCTCTGAGAGCGCCGCAGAGCCGAAGAAGGGTAACGACACCGCCCCGTCCTGCAAAAGCACACAGAACCCCGCAGAGGGCAAGACGGAGGCGAAGGACTACTCCGCAGGGTTCTTCGGGGAGGGCGAGCAGTAATGCCTCTATTCGTTCGGAAGCGTCTGGACGGAGAGGGCAAGGCTGACGGAAGCCAGTACATGATCTGTACTGGCTCCGTCAGCCGGGATCCCCGGATAGGCGCGATACCCAAGAACAACCTGCCGAAGGTGGAGTTCGGCATTGGCTACGACAGCAAGCAGTTTATGAACGTGTGCGCCGTGGGTGACAACGCCGCCACGAAGCTGAGCGCGTGCCTGGAAAAGGGCGATGCAGTATGCGTGGTGGGCACATGGCGGCAGAAACCGTACACCACCAAGGACGGCGAGGCAAAGGTGTGGAGCGAGCTCCGCGCAGACCATGTGATCCCTTTGGGAGCGCTGGAAACGCTGCTGCAGGTGCCGGTGGAGGTATTCCTACGGCTGGCGGATCTGCTGCCGCAGCTGGAAAAGCTGTGCACGGGAGATACCCCCACCGGGAAGCACAGCGGGACGCTGAACACCGCGCCCCAAAGCGCGGCGACACTGCACGAGATAGAGGATGAGGAGCCGCTGCCCTGGGACCGGGACGGCGCGGACGAGGACTACGACCTGGGCATTTGAGGGAGGAGTGATTCACGTGGCGGAAGAAAAGCGATATTTCTGGCTGAAACTGTACGACGACTTCTTTACCTCGAAGCGCATCAAGAAACTGCGGAAGATAGCCGGTGGAGATACCTACGTCATCATCTACCTGAAAATGCAGCTCATGGCGATGAAGCACGGCGGCACATTGAAATGGTCGGGGCTGGAGGAAAAATTCGCCGATGAACTGGCCTTAGACCTGGACGAGGATCCGGCAAATGTAGCGGTCACGCTGCAATATCTGCTCTCCTGCGGGCTGGCAGAGGCATCCAGTGACCTGACGGAGGTTTTCCTGCCCTACGCGGTGAAAAATGTGGGCAGCGAAGGCGCTGCGGCCCAGCGGATGCGGGACTATCGGGCAAGGAAAAGCAAGGCTTTGCCCGCCCCGGAGCGTAACGATGTTACAACACCGTGCGAAATCGGTTACGGAGAGTCAGAGATAGAGTCAGAGTCAGAGATAGAGCCAGAGATATATACAGGCTCTAAAGAGCCTGTGTGTCGGACAAGTGATGTCCGACGCATCGTGGCAGCGTGGAACGAGACCGGACTGACGCAGGTGATGAAGGTAACGGCGGAGACCAAGCGGGGACGGGCGCTAAAAGCCCGCATCCGGGAAAACGGCGTGGACGGTGTGCTGAAAGCCATTGAGAACGTGAAGAACAGCCCGTTCCTGAAGGGCAAAAACAAGCGGGGGTTCGTGGCCAGCTTCGACTGGCTCATTACCAGCCCGGACAACTTCCAGAAAACCTTGGAGGGGAACTACACGCAGGAGTTCATCCCTGAAAACGACGCTCCCACTGTTGACCACGCCAGCGAAGCCTATCAGATCGCGCAGTACCTGGCGAAGGAGAAAGCCCGCGACAACCCCGGCAGGGCACAGCCCACGGAGGCGGAGATGCAGAAGCAGTCCACCGCGCTGAACGAACTGCATGAGCAGAACGGTGTGGCGTGGGAGACCGTGGACAACGTGCTGTACTTCGCGCTGAACAGCCAATGGTGGGGGAAGAAGGTACAGAGCACCTACGACCTGAAGCGGTACTTCAACGAGATATTCGCCGACATGGTGAAGGAACAGGGCGCGGTGAAGGAGTGAGGAACGTATGGAGATAGGCGTGATCGAGAAAGCGCCGGCGGCGGAGGTAGCGCTGTGGCAGCAGGACTACTCCGGGGACGCGGAACGGGCGGTGATCGGCTCGATGCTGATTGACGCGGCGTGCGTAAAGGACGTGCTGAACGCGGTGGAGGCTGACGACTTCTACATCAACACCAACCAGGAGGTATTCACCGCCATACGGCGGATGCACGTGGCGGCGAAGCCCATAGATGGATTGACCGTGGCCAGCGAATTGGAGCGGGAGGGTCTGTACAGCAGCGAAACGCGCAACTACCTGCTGCAGTGCATGGAGATCACCCCCACAAGCGCCAACGTGCTGGAATACGCCGGGATCGTGCGGAAGAAGGCGGAGAAGCGCCGTTTCACCAAGGCTGTGATGGAAGCGCTGGCCACGGATGAGGACCCGCAGGCGGCGGTGGCGGCGATATGCCACCAGAAGATGCGCTCGCGCCGGGGCGGACGGCTGAAAACCATGTCGGACGCCATGAGCGAGGCCATGAGCAGCATCAGCGGCAAAAAGGAGGGGCGGATAGACACAGGTTTCCCCCTGCTGGACGCGACACTGAAAGGGCTGTGGCCGGGACAGCTGATCCTTGTGGGCGCGAGACCGGGCTGCGGAAAGAGCGCCATGTGCATGGAGATGACGGAAGCCGCCGCCATGAAGGGCAAGACGGTGCTGCACATCACGGCGGAGATGCTGGCCGGAGAGGTGGGCGAGAGACTGCTGGCCAAGCGGGCGGACGGCGTGACGATGGACCAGCTCATTGACGGGATGCCGGAGGATGAGGACCTGTGGGCCAGCGTGGCTGAGGCGGCAAGCTGGGAGAGCCGGCTGCCGGTGTACTTCTACGACGGCCCGGACGTGACGGTGAGCCGCATACGGGAACTGGCACTGGGCATAGATGACCTGAAAATGATCGTGGTGGACTATCTGGGACTGATGATCGGCGAAAAGGACAAGAAAGCCGAGAACCGCAACTTGGAACTGGGCGGCATAAGCCGAGAGCTGAAGCTGCTGGCGTCGGAGTTGGAGATACCCATTGTGGCGGCGGCGCAGCTGAGCCGCACGGTGAACGAAACGGACAAGCCGAAGCTGAACTCTCTGCGCGACAGCGGCGAGCTGGAACAGAACGCGGTGAAGGTCATATTCCTTTGGAAAACGGATCCGGGGGACGACACACAGGTGGGATGCACGGTGGCAAAGAACCGAAGGGGCCGCACAGGGGACGTGAATTTTTATTTCGACGGGTCGAAGATGACCTTTACGGAACTGAGCTATCGGACAGACAACGATGAGCCAACGGACAAGTTCCACCAGCGGCCACGGAGGCGACGGCTGGAAATGGGCACGGCGGAGGGGGACTGAACCGATGGGATTGACAATGGAGGATATAGGCCGCTTCGGGCAGAGGGCACAGGCGCAAATCTTGCAAAAAGTACAGGCGCAGCAGGCGGCACAGAAAGCAGCACAGGAGACGGAAAAGGCCAAAAAGCCGAAGAAAGGCAACAAGCTCCACGCCGAGAAAGTGGACTTGACCATGCCGGACGGCACGCTGATGCACTTCGGCAGCAAGCGGGAGGCGCGGCGGTACATGGACCTTTGGCTGATGCAGAGAGCCGGTGAAATATCCGGCCTGCGGACGCAGGTAAAGTACGAATTGATACCGAAGCAGGTACACAAGGACGGCACGAAGGAGAAAGGCATAGAGTACGTGGCCGACTTCGTATACGAGCAGGGCGGCGAGACGGTGGTGGAGGACAGCAAGGGCTTCCGCGACACCAGCAGCGCCACATACAGACTATTTGTGATGAAAAGGAAGATGATGCTGTATTTCCACGGCATCACGGTGAGGGAGGTTTAGAACATCATGTACGCAATGCAGGGAACGATGAGCGTCGGCGCATTTATGCGGAGCCTGGGCAGCGCCAAGGCCCCGTGGCTGACGGTGGATGCCGCGGCGGAGAGCCGGCGGCAGGAACATTGCGGAGAGACAGGACGATTTTTGAGCGGCGCGGTGGAGGACAGCCAGCATGAACCACAGGAGCGCATAGACACGTGCATGGACTGCCCGTACCCCGAGTGCTGCAACTGCTGGGAGCAGGCGCGGGATCGGAAGCGCAAGCGGAAGCAGTCAGCTCGGGAGTTGGCAGACAGCCTGCGCCTGCGTCGATGCGGGGAGGAGTAAGGCCATGACGACGGTGTATATGATCGTGTCGCGGGACAAATACCGCCTGCCCCGCTGGTGGGGCACGAGTACGGCGGAGCTGGCGCGGCGTTCCGGGCGGTCCTACGCCAGCACACGAAGCGCGATATGTAAGGCGTACCGAAACGGCGGACGGTTCGGGTGCTATGAGGTGGTGCACATTTCGGAGGACGACGGGAATGGGTAAACAGCATTTGAGCAGGGACGACCGCATCTTCATGCGTGGCAAGCTGCAGGGCACACGGGAGAACATGGACATGGTGGCGATGGTGCTGATGGACAAATGCGGCTGGCACGTCCAAGAGGAGACGGCGGACAGCCGGGACACGCAGAGCATTGCGTATCTGTACGAGTGCCTGGAGAAACTGGCGGAGGAGATCAACGAGGGCCGCATCAAGCGGAAGCACATTAAGGACGTGCTGAAGGACGAGTGCGGCGTGGTGTTTGGAGATTAGGAGGTGATTTAGGTGAAACATTTAGGCGATATTACGAAAATAAATGGGGCAGAGATTGAACCCGTTTGGTGTATTACAGGTGGTTCACCTTGTTAGACAGGATCTATCCATCGCCGGGAAACGCGCCGGTTTGGCGGGAGCGCGAAGCGGCCTGTTTATGGAGCAGGTACGCATCGTAAAAGAAATGAGGGAGGCGGACAAAAGGAATGGACGGACAGGTGACATGGTTAGACCTCGGTATCTCGTGTGGGAAAACGTGGTCGGAGCCTTTAGCAGCAACAAAGGAAAAGACTTCGCAGCCGTGCTCGAAGAGATCATCAAAATCGTCGAGCCGGAAGCCCCCGGTATTGAAGTGCCTGAAAAGGGCTGGCCTACCTGGGGAGGGTATCACGATGAAATGGGAGGACGATGGAGCGTGGTGTGGCGAACTCACGACGCGCAACACTGGGGAGTGCCCCAACGCCGTCGTCGTATCTCGGTTGTCGCAGATTTTGGAGGAGACACCGCATCCGAAATACAATTTGACGGCGAAAGCCTGCCAGGGGATATTACGGCGAGCGGAGCGTCGGGGGAAGGATTTGCCGAAACTGCTGAAGCAGGTGCTTCTTATGCAGTCCGCATCAGGGGGGGCTGTGACGGAGGAGGAAAAGGCGCGTTAGTGCAGACGGAGAAAAGCGGAACGCTGGGCACGGGGAACGATCAGACGATTTTCCAAAGCTGTATAACTCCGTGGGATTGCCAAAGTAAGCGTATTTTCGCCACAAGCGGCGAAGCTCCTACATTGCAAGGCGGCATTGGCGGAGGGGTAAATAATCCTGCGATATTCTGCATGGCCACACAGCAGGGCGGCGCGGAACTGCGGACAGACGACCGCGCGCCCACACTGACCGCAGCGGCGGGCATGAGCGGGAACAATCAGCCGGTGGTGGCTATCCCCATCAACGACAAAGAAGCCGTACTGTGTGCCGGTTTTAAGCTGGGCAACAGTGAACAGGCGAGGAGCATTGGCTATCAAGAGGAACTGTCCCCTACACTGAACGCCGAGTGCGGCGGGAATAAGCCAGCTGTGGTTGCACCAGCGGTGGCGCTGGACATGACACACGCCTGTGACGTCATCCGCGAGTGCGGAGAGCAGGTCCCGGCGTTGCAGGCTCGAATGGGGACAGGCGGCAATCAAGTGCCGCTGACATACGGCATCGGCAACGGCCAAGCCAACGAAGCCGGCATTATGGCGGAGGAAGTCAGCCAAACGTTAAACACCATGCACGATGCTCAAGCAGTGATGTGTGAGGACGTGAGCCACGCGCTGCGGGCAAAGGCGAACTGCGCGTACCGGGCGGACGCGGAGACCTATATTTGCAGTGCGGTAGATTGTCGGAATGGGCAAGAAAGCGATGTTGGAGGGGCGCTGCAAGCGCGGACAGGTCATACGCTAAACGCAAACGGCGTAGTACGCTCGAATATGGTAGTGCGCCGCCTTACGCCGTTGGAATGTACCCGTTTGCAGGGATACCCGGACGGATGGGTGGACATTGGCGACTGGACGGATGAGAAGGGAAAGAAACACAAGGACGCGGACAGCCCGAAGTACAAGGCGCTTGGCAACTCCATAGCCCTGCCCTTCTGGGACTGGATGCTACGGCGCATGGCGCGGTATCTGCCGGAGGGCGCGACGCTGGGGAGCTTGTTTGACGGAATAGGTGGGTTCCCGCTGTGCTTTGAGCGGATACACGGCAGAGGTACGGCGCGGTGGGCAAGCGAGATCGAGCCGTTCCCCATCGCCGTGACGAAGAAATGGTTTGGGGAGGAATGACATGACAAGAGACGAGATCGTGACCGCGCTGCGGTGCTGTGCAAGCTCGGAAGCAGATTGCAAGGGGAATTGCGCGTTTTTTGGCACGAGCAGTCCCAATGAGGATTGCAGTCAGAAGAAAAATACCGCCGCCGCCGACCTGATCGAGAACCAGCAGCGGCACATCGAGGCACTGATGAAAGCCAACGACAGCCTGAAGGACGCCATTGCGCGGCGGGATAAGCAGATCGAGGACATGAAGCAGGGCATGGCACAGCTGGCAAAGGCTGTGGCGGTGAAGGAGGAGGCGGAGTGGTGGAACGACTGACGGCACATAGCAAGCAAACATCGCACGAAAACGGTATCTGTTGCACACATTTTTGCGGCCCCGAATGCATCGAAGTTGGCGGAAACTGCGCCATGAATTGCAAGTGGGAAGAAGAGGTGTGGAGCCGCCTTGCCGCCTACGAGGACACGGGGCTGACACCGGGAGACATCAAGGAATTGCTTGACATGGCTGTGTCGAAAACAGACAAGGTTTTGCGGCTTAAAGAAGAATTGCACACCATGAAAAACGAGCTATGCCAATACTGCGGGAAGTACAAACAAGCACACGAGGGTGCCTGTGACAGGTGCAAATGGAGGGAAATTTGATGGCAGTGGTGGATATTTTTACTACCGACAAGAAATATAACGTTATTTATGCCGATCCGCCGTGGCAGTTCAGCAGCAAAGAGGTGCAGCGATACAATGGAAACAGGTTTAGACCTCTTGAAACGGTATATGGGACAGAAAAGGCTTCCGTCATGGAGACTTGGGACGTTAAATGCATTGCGGAGAAAGACGCAGCACTGTTTATGTGGTCTACGGACGCGCACCTTGAGGAGGCTATACGACTTATGAAAGCATGGGGGTTCAAGTATGTGACAGTGGCTTTCGTCTGGTCAAAAAAGACCAAGAACGGCAAGCAAGTGTCTACGCTTGGGGCATGGACAATGAAGAATTGCGAACTTTGCCTGCTTGGGACGAGGGGCGGGATGCTCAAGAACAAACGATCCAATTCTGTACGCCAGTTAGTAGAAGCCGAAAGAACAGAACACAGCAAGAAGCCCGATTGCGTCAGAACCCTCATCATGGAATTGTTTGGAGATATACCCCGCATCGAACTGTTTGCCCGCCAACAGGTGGACGGCTGGGACTGCTGGGGGAATGAAGTGGAGGAGAAGTAAATGGATGCTGTGAATTTTATTAAAGAGCGAGACAGGATGTACGAAGTAGAAAGGCAAGCGCCGTCTTTGATTTATCGACATGAAAAGTCAGCAGAAGAAATTGTCCGTGAGGTTGAGGAGTGGTCCGCTGCACACCCGCGCAAGACACGGCAGAGCGTGTTTTTGGAGCAGTATCCTCAGGCTGATATTGATAACACCGGGCTTTTGATCCTGTGCCCTAAGCGTATTTCTGCTGATATACGGGTTACCGCCGATTGTTTGCGCCAGGGGTGCACCGATTGCCGCCGCGAGTTCTGGATGCAGGAGGTGGAGTAGTGGGCTGGTTCTATGCCTTGCTCGGCGTGTACTGTATTGCGCTGCTTATTACCGCCATATACACGATGTATAAGAAACGGAGCTACACTGTCTTTGCAGTTTTTGCCGCGGTTTACGTAGCGGCAATAATTGCCATTGTGGTATCAGAGATATGCGGATGAGGAGGTGAAGTGATGGAAAATCTGTTGCAAGACATCGCCAGCGTGTTGTGGATCGCACTGGGCGTGTACTGTTTCTTAGGGCTAAGGAAGTGGAACAAGCGGTTCAGTGAGCTGTATGACGAACTGAAGCATGAAACGGGAGGAGTTCATGGACGATGGGTGCCGTTCCATAGTGAGGTCGCGGGAGATATTCAGTATTGCTCCGCCTGTGAGATAGGGTTCGCGGCCAAGACGGACTACTGCCCACACTGTGGCGCAAAGATGGATGGTTCGGCATGAAGATATACAAAAATCCGTGGGTGACGCGGGAAAGCTACTTCGTAAAAACCGGCGCGGCAAGATCGGCAAAAATGGAAGCGGCAAAAAGCACTGGCTATTTCGTTGACTTCTGGGACGGCAAATGGAAGGTGCGCAAGGCAACGTACTATAACAAATCTTTGGATGAGATGCCTGTGGTGTGCGAGAACAAAGTGAGCATACAGGCGGTCATCGAAAAGGCTGTATTGGACGCGGTGCGTGGCTTTGCTGGGGGCGGAAAGTCGGATGGAGAGGAAACGCCGCAGGCGGGGTGGCTTCCGGTATACGAGAGCGAGATAACCGGGTGGGACCCCGCGCTTGCAGGGCGCGATCCAATCGGCGGCTACGCTTGCTCGAAGTGCGGTTATGAGGCGGTGTATAGCTGCAACGATGAATACGTTTTGTCGGATTATTGCCCCGGATGTGGGGCACGAATGGCCGGAGGGGCGGAGTGATGGGAGAGCACAAGCACAACCCCACGGCCACCGCCGCTAAGAACGGCGAACTGCCGCCGAAGAAGAAGCCGATGGGCACGGCGGAGAGCCGGGAGTGGGTGTACGCATGGATGCGGAAGCACACGCCGTTGGGCATTATGGAACAGGAGATAAGGAGGAATTGTGATGGCGGAATATATTAAAAGATCGGCAGTGTTTGAACAGTTCGACAATGCCGATGCGGATGTATGCGAAACAGACGACTTCGGCGGAGTTGACTATGGGTTTGGCATGAAGAACATCAAGGAACTCATAAATGCCATCCCTGCAGCTGATGTTGCTCCGGTGGTGCGGTGCAAGGACTGCAAGCACTATCGCAACTACCCAAACGGCTTGTGTTACATACATACGGAACCAAAGACAAATGCCCGCGGGTATTCCGGCGAGGCGGTGTGTGTAGAGCCGGACGACTTCTGCTCCTACGGCGAGAGAAAAGAGGGTGTGGAGTAATGTTCTGCTGGATATTCACCCGTGCTTCACAAATGGAGGACCACGAATTTACAGACGATGTAGCATACTGCTTCTGCTGGACAAAGAAACAGGCTATTAAGAGGTTCGGCCTGCTGTATGACGATGTAAAACCATTCGAGGTTGACAAGGTGGTGTTTGACCCATTCAGGCGGCTGCCGGTCGTGGTCACGGATTATTGAGGAGGTTATGGGGGGATGGATGAGATAAAGCGTGCCAAATGGGTATTCACCAAAAAGCACCTATGGTATAGGGACAGTCACGGCGAGATAGATGAGTGGAGGCTGGACTATGGGTTCCACAACGGACCGGAGTGCCAGATATGCGGGGAGGCATTCTGTGAACACTGTCACAAGGATTGGGCGGACAAGGAGTGCAGCATAGGGCACTACGAGTGCTCGGCGTGCAGCGAAGTGTCCAGAGATGGGCACGAGAGGTTCTGCCCCGGCTGCGGGGCGCGGATGGACGGAGAGGAGACACCACACATGATGGCATTTGACCCCGCAAGGTGGGGAGACACGGAACTGGAGAGGTGGAACGGCGTGGTAACGGTTATGCGGGTGAAGATGCACCAGTATATGGGCTGCGCGGGGACGACACGGTGCCCGGAGGAGTGCCGGTATAAGCACCTGTGCGCGTGGACAAGGGACGTGCAGATCATGTGCGGAAAGGAGCTGAACAGGAGGCGTGGAGAACGGAAATAACCATGCGCCGAAAGCGGTGCTGTACGCGCCGTTTGAACTGCTGAAAAAGATCCTGCCATCGCGGGAGAGCGTGGCACCGGAGGAACTGGCGGAATATGACCGCTTTGTGGGCAGCAAGGACGCACTGGGAAGCGAGTACGAGGAGTTCCTGAAAAAAGTGTACGGCTGCCGCCATGAGTGGGGCGAAACGGTGCAGGAGGACGCATGGCTCGATCTTCGGAGCCGAAAGTGCCGGAAGTGCGGCATCATACACTGCCAGATACGGGACGAAGAACTGGTGCTGGCAGAATACTACGAAGAGAGACCGGAAAAGGAGAGATAACACATGAAAACCATCAGCAAATATGAGGCATACGCCATAAAGGCGCTGCGGACGATGGGCGTGAGGGAGGATCTGGCAGGCTTCGACTACACGGTGGAGGCGGTACGGCTGGTGCTGGAGGGCGCCGTGGAAAGACCGATACAGTGGACGAAGAAGGGCGGCGTGTACGAAAAGGTGGCGGAGAAGTTCGGCATGAGCGACTGGCACGGCGTGGAGAGGTGCATACGCTACACCATAGATATGCTGAAAAAAGAGGGCGACTCAAGGAACTACCGGAAGGTGCTGGACGTGGCCGCGGACAGCAGCATGAACGTGGGCGCATACACCAGCGCGGTGGCCAACTATGTAAGGCTGCAAGCCTATGAGGAGAGCCGGATGGTGGACCTGTCCCCGGCCATAGGGTACGCGCAGAAGGGCATGGCGCAGGTGCTGGTGACGGGCCGCGACCTGGACGTTCAGCTGTTGACGCCCGAGGCGGACGTGGGTGTGATCGCACCGGAGGAAAAGGCGGAGATGATGTCGCTGAAACCGGAGAACATAGCGGACGATGGGGCGGCGGTGTGCAAGGAGACAGGGGCATTTATCGTGCCGGAGGGGTGGAAGGAGGGCAGCATTGAACTGGACTGAAAGACTACGGCGGAAGCTGATACATAAACTGGGCGGCGTGCTTATGGACGAGGTACAGCCACGGCCCGTGGCCGCGGCGGAAAGCTACACGATGGAGGAACTGACGTGCCGATATTGGAAATTCGGAAGAGGGCAAGAGGATGAGCGCTTCAAATGGGACAACCTTGCAATCATAGCTTGCGAGGCGGACAAGGCAGGGCTGGTGGAGTGGAAAGAAGTGCCACGAGAGGAGGAACCGGCGCTGTATAAGATGGTAGATGGGATACCGGGCGTGGAGGATGCGGTGCTGATGCGCGGAACACTGCGGGTACTGCGAAAAGAAAGAGGGTGAGCGCATGAGGGACAAGAGAGCAAAATACCGGCGCTGGGCGGTGGTGTACATACTGCTGGCGCTGCTGATGGCGGCAGTGCTGGCGCTGCTGATGGCGGCGGGTGTATATAAAACGCTTGTGGGCGTATTGTGCATGGTGGTGGTGGCAGCGGATATGGCGTTTCTGGTTGCGGGCAGCGCGTACCTGTGGAGAGAGGGGTGGCGGGAAAAGTGAGCGGAGTGAAGAAGCCGTGTGAGAAATGGCGCTGTTTGCCCAAGCGCAGCTGCGACTTGTATATCCCGATTAAGGATGAGTGCGCGGGACTGCGGGAGCTGGTGTGCAGCGCGAATGGGAAATGCCCGTTCTTCAAGACAAAAGAAAGGGCGCTGGCGGACAGGATCAAGAGCATACAGCGGCGCAAGCGCGTGGGCTTTCCCATATCGAATACGGAGGCGCAGATGCTGCTGGAAGCGGGAAAACTGCCGGACGCGAAGGAGCGGTGAGATGGCGGCAAACGAATTATTCCCTAAAAGACTGCGGGCACTGCGGGAAAGACGGCAGATCAAGCGCCGGGTGCTGGCGGAGCTGTGCGGACTGAGCCAGCACATGATACGACGGTATGAGGAGGGGGAGATGGAGCCGAAAGCCTCATCGTTGGAGGTGCTGGCGGACTACTTCGAGGTGACGGTGGACTATCTTTTAGGCCGCGAATAAAAAATTTGGAAAGGGACTTAAAAGTCCCTCACATGACGGAAAACCTGCGAAAATGGTACACGAGAGAGTGGATAATTCTCTTTTGTACCATTTTTACTATCCGAAAGGAGCGCAGGATGGCCGAACTTTTACCTATGGACGCGGAAAAGCAGCAGGCGTATTACGACCAGCTTAATGATGCGGTGGGGGAGAGTTTGGCTTATTTTTATGCCTGCATACGCTTCAACAAGCCCTTTGACATGAACGCGCTGCCGGCAAGCGGGAGCAAAAACAAGTGGACGACCTACTGCGATAAGCTGGCAAAGAAAAAGCTGGACCGGACGCCGGGAGGCGGAGAGCTGGGCTTTCTCGACGGGCTGACGGACATCACCAAGATATTCGGAGAGGGGCTGGAGAACGGCAACTTCACCAAGGCGGTGAGCGCGGAGAAAAGCGCACGGGATGGCAGGCAGGGCACCAAGCGACAGGCCGCAGACTGGGGCGAGGGCACGGGGAAAGTGCCATACACCAGCGAGGACTACAACGAGTTTGACCGGATCTATAACGCGCTGTGCGCTGACTTCGGCGGAGAGCAGGCGGTGAGCGCCAAGCAGCAGCTGATCCTCCGTAACGTAGCGAAGTGGACGAAGCAGATGAACGACGCCGCGGAGATGGGTGCCATAGACAAGGCCAAGAAGCTATCCAGCATGATACAGGAGAACCTGGCGTCGGAAAACCTGCGGAAGAAGGACACGAAACCGGTGGAGGACCTGCGGACGGACAACATGACGGTTTCGTTAGAGCGGGTAGGGCTGATGAAAAACGGGAAGCCCTGCGAACCGGACGAGGCGTTCCGTATATTTTTCGGCAGGCCGTGCAAATACCCCTACACGCGGGATGCTGCCGACCAGATGATACTGCTG